GGAATATGAGGAAAAAGGAAGCATCGCCGGATCGGCCGAGTTTGACAGGATAGCGATATCCGGAATAGCCGGAACGGTCGAATTGGGATTGCCATATCCGTATTCTTCGAAAGAGTCTCCTTATTCAAGATTTAATAAATAAAAACATGAAGGGATACACATCAATAGCGCAGATACAAAATTACTTGCTGACCGATATAGCGGCTAATTTCCAGTCGCAGGTTATCGATTGGATATCGTCCATCGAAGCATATATCGACCAGCAGACAGGTCATAGTTTCATAGCCGATTCCACCGATTCGGACAGGAAGTACGACGGGAACAATAAGAGCAGGTTGCCGGTAGACGATTGCGTTTCTATCAGCAAGGTTATGATCGGAGAGTCGGAAATAAACTCCGCCGATTACTATAAATATCCGGCTAACGAATTGCCGATAGAAGAAATATTATTGAAATCCGGAGTATTTTCCAAGGGACACCAGAACATCACTATTACGGGAAAATGGGGGTACAGCTCCGCCGTTCCCGATGATATCAGGCTGGTTGCGACAGTCCTGGTCGCTGGAATAATAAACTTTTCAAACGATTCATCTGGAGAGGTACAATCTATGAACGTGGGAAGATTCAGCGTCACCTATAAGGACAAGACGCAGATGTCAGATTTCGACAAGGTCGGAGATATTTTAGCAAGCTATAAAAAATATTCATTCTAACATGGATCCAATAGAATCAGCTTACACGATGACGGTTTCGACAAAAAGACTATTGCCGATATCGGGGACAGACAAGGAAGAATATCAGACCAATATTGCATCTTTGAGATGCATCATCCAGCCAGATGAAATCGGAAGGAGCCAGGACATCGACGGGCAATTCGGAAAGAACTTCATCATGATGTGCCCTCTGGCAGATGTCAAAGAAGGAGACAGGATAATATATCTGGAAGAAGAATATTCGGTTGTCGGAGCGGAAAATTACAGTTTTCTTTCCCATTCTCACATGGAATTGGAATTAAGACAGAGAATAGCATGATCAACATAGAGGTTAAAATAAATCTGGCCGGATTAACCGAATCTTTGCAGAGAGCCCCGGCTACAGTCGTCAAAGAATTGAATAAGGCATTGCAGAAATCATTGAGCGATCTACGGAACGAAATGGTGCATCAGGCCCCGTTCGGTAAAGAGAACGGAGGAGATCTCCGCAAAGGGATACAGAATTACAAGATGACTTCGGCATTGAGAGGAGAGATATTGTCGAAGGCTCCTTACAGCGGATATGTCGAAGAAGGGACCGGTCCCCATGTGATTAGGGCGAAGGGGCCATGGCCTTTGAGAGATAAATATTCGGGAGACGTATTCACCAATCCTTTCAGCAAGAACGACAGGAAAAGAGAAGTGCATCATCCCGGGACCAAGGCCAATCCGTTCATCGAGCGCGCCCTGGACAAGACCAGGCAGAAGAGAAACCTTTATTTCGATCAGGCAGCCGATAATATAGCAAAATCAATATGATTTACACCTTAGCCGGTATATCCGGCCTCATCAAAACAAAACTGGAAGGATTGAAGGATAACAATGATGTCGCCATACTGGGAGATGTCTTCGATTATCCCCAGGGAGATTTCAAAAAGTTTCCGGCTTGCGTGATAATGCCGAAAAGCAGTTCGGGAGAATTGATCGATACGGCCAGGAACGAAAGGACTTTCAGGTTCGAGATAGACCTTTACCAGGAGAACACCGATTCGGGAAAGACAAAATCTGAAGCGATGGACATAATGAAAAGAATCGTCGACCGGATAACAGAATCTTTCGATACCGACAAGGACCTGGGAGGAGAAGTGGAGATAATAAGAGCGGTCGGAGCGACGTTCGATTTCAGGGTTGCGGCAGGCACGTTCCAGTTTGCGGCGATAACGGTCGATTGCCTGACGGTAGTTCCAAATTATTAAAATAAATGGTATAATAAAGACATGAAATACAAAAATATCACCGATCAAGATCTCATCATACCCGGATACGGGGAAGTAAAATCGGGAGAATCGATAGATCTTCCCGAAGATTTCCATAATGTTAACTTCGCAAAGGTCAAGGAAGAGAATAAAAATAAAAAAGACTAAGCATGAGCAATTACATCGCATCGCAATCATATATCGCTTTGAAGCCGCAGGTAGACAAGGATACTCCTATAATCCCGTCTATCTTTTTTCCGCTCATAAGCGAAAGCGTCAAGAAGAATCCAAACTATTCGGCCGACGGAAGATTTAGCGGGATAACATGGAAGGCGGCCAGGCTTTTGAAGGGATCGAGCAAGGTGGAAGGAGATATCGTTTTGTATGCCGATCCGGAAGCCATGGGGCACATATTGAACATGACTTATGCCAAAGGATCATCGAGCGGAGATGCTTTATCAGGATATACCCATCCGTTTACGGTCGGAGAGGGCAAGAGTTATTCTATCGACATCAACCGCGGAATCTATGCCGAAAGGATATTCGGGGCCAGAGTAGATACTTTCAAGCTCGAGTTCGATGACAACAAGGCCAAGATAACGGCATCGATCAAAGCGCTGGGGATGTTTTATAGCGCATCATTGGCGATAGCGCTGACCGGAGCAGGAATGACCTCGGCCGTATTATCGACAGACAGCGATCCGCAGCCGGCCAAGGGATTATGCGTCGGAGATGTCTTGTCTATCGGAGGAACCTCGGTCACATTGACAAGCGTCAATGCCGATATGAAGACAGTCGGATTCGCTTCGACATCTATAACTGCATCAGTCGGAGATCCAGTTTACTTGCTGGCCCAGACCGCCAGTTTCGGAACGGTCAGAGAGCCGTTCTATCTCGGAAATGCTTTGATCGGAGTCGGAGCAGATTCGGCGGCCGCCACTACCAATGCCGGAGCAAGAGCGACTGCAACGCCATGCTATAAGATATCGATGACATTAAAGAACAACCTTAACGATAGCCCGGCATCAGGAAGTTCAGGTCCTTCGGTATTATTGAACCAGGTAAGAGAGGGACAGCTGGATATTTCAAGGCTGTTCGATACGCCGCAGCAATACCAGAAATGGGTTGAAAACGTAAAGCAGGCCATCACCGCCGTCTTTACGGGAAGATATATAAAATCAGATCAGACTACTTCGGAGCAGATGACTGTAAAACTGCATAAGACATCTCTGATGACGCATGAAGAGCCGCTCGAAGCCGGAGGATATATCTTCGATAACCAGTCGTTCGAGGCGATGTATGACGAAGGAGACGGGGTCGCAGTCGAGATCACGTTGATAAACAGGTCAGCCGGAACAGTCTACTAAAATGAAAATATCAGAACTTATCAAAAAAACTGTCTTCAATATTCCCGATACTGACATCAAAGTAGTTTTGAAAGACGATGTTTCCTGGAGCGAGTATCAGGAATCTCTGAAGATAGAGAATCTTGTCGACCGTGGAGTATTCAACCTGAAATGCATGATCGAATCATGGAACCTGGAAGGTGAAAAAGGAGGTATTGCCGAAATAGACATCGAAACATTGAAAAGCCTTCCGGCCAAAGTGATCAGCCCTCTGGTTGAGAAGGTCAACGAAATGGCCGTAGCCAGGATCAAAAAAAAAACGAAGGGATAAAAAATGTCGTCCTTTATCTGCAAAAAGCCAATAACAGATGCCCGGTCGAACTGATCAACTATATGATTTACCGGGAGACGGGATGGAGTTATGAAGAATTGAAAAATACCCCTAAGGACGAAGTGGAAAAAGTCTTTGAGATGATAACGATAACCCGTAAATTAAACGTCTAAAATGGCAACAAACGAAAGACAAGAAAAAGTGGTATTGTCGGCCGAAGATAAGACTCAGGCCGCCTTCAAACAGCTGGCGACCAACATGAACACTCTTAACTCTTCGGCCTCGAGCCTTTCCTCCGGACTGACCAAGCTTGGTTTGGCCGGAGCTGCTTTATATGCCGGTAACCAGCTGGTAAACTTTCTTGTCACTTCGACGCAGAGGGCCATGGAAGATGAAGACGCCATGATCAGGCTTAATGCCGCCATGTCCAAACTGGGACAATCGGGATCATCGGCGCAACTGGATGACTTCATCAATTCGATGGTGAAACTTGGTCAGGATTCGTCGACAACGGCTTCCGGATTGCAGAAATTGATGAATGCTTCGGGAACGGCCAACGAATCGATGTACCTTTCAAAACTGGCGACCGATCTGGCCGCTTCGGGACTGGGAGATTATGACAGCAACGTCTCGGCTCTTTCCAATCTATTGCTGGGAAGATCAAGGCAGGCGGCCGCCGCTTTCGGGATAGACATGAAGGATAACTCGACAACCCTTGAAACATTGAACGCCATCCAGGAAAAAGTGACCATATCGATGGAAGACTTTATAAATAAATCCAGTTCGGCCAAACTCAAATCGGCTCAATCGCAATGGGAAGAGTTTACCTCGACCATCGGAAAAGGTCTGCTGGCTCTCGGAAATTGGTTTGCAGAGCCGTTTAACAGCGTATTCGAGCAATTATCCGATTCTTCGAGCAAAGCCGCCTATAACGAAGCTTTGGCCGCCGAGAAGGCCAGGCAGGCCGAGATTGCCGGAAAGAAAGAGCTGGAAACCCAGCTGGCGAAGCAGCAGGCCGATGAAGATGCCCAGACATTGAACGATAAATTGAAATCTTCTTTCAGGGATCTGGCCAAGACAATCGTATCTTCGATGAATGACGAAATGGATGCCATCGACAATCTTAAGAAAGAGATTATTGATGTCGACAGCGCCCTCGAAGAATCTATCGCCAAGACCAATGAAAGCTATAACAATTCGGTTATAGCGATGGCCAAGTCGGCGCAAACGAGGATAGACAGCATCAATAAGCAGATCGAACAGGAAAAGTCTGCGATGAGCGACGGATGGAGGGACAAGATCAAGGACCTCGAAGATGAGAAAGCCAAAGAACAGGCTATCATCGACAAGGCCAACGGAGTAGTTTCCAACCTTTCTGAAGAGACGGCCAAGGATGACTTCGACACCTTGACGGAACAGCATAACAAGGAATTGGCCGAGATAACTTCCGATGCGGAGAAAAAGAAATCAGCCTATCAGAAAGAGATCGACGACAGGACCAAGATATTGTCGGACAACGAGAAGAAGATAACTTCTCCCGGGTTCTATGAAGAGGCTACTTCGGCGGCGAATACTTTTCTCGGATCTATCGGAGCGAACCAGGTAATCAATTTCAACTTCAACGATGCCGTCGCCGGAGATGAAGGGATCAAGAAGATAATATCGGACACGATCGACGAATTGAACAGGCAGGCTCAATTAAAAGGAATAGGAGGGAAATAAAAACATGCAATCAATAAAATTCGACAATACAGAAATAAATAACTCGACCTATTATCCGAGATTCGCCAAGCACGAGTCTTTTCCGGAAAGGATGCTGAACGGATTGGCTCTGATATCTGAAGACGGAGAATCTTTCATCTCGGAAAGATTCGACAAGAAGGTTATCCCGATGCAGGGAGTAATCGTCGGATCTTCCCAGGCCGATGTCGAATCGAAGAAAGATATCATGGCCGAATTGTTCGCGCGACCGGAAAAGAATCTTGATATCGACTGGAACGGATCGACCAGGAGATATGTCGCAACATGCACCAAGCTGGAGTTCGACCGGGACCACTTCAATCTCAATTTCATACCTTGGACCGCCGAGTTCACCGTATTATCAGGATCGGGAGAAGACACTTCGGAAACGACCATCGTCAATGCCGATACTTTTACGGCCAACTATAAGACCAAGACTTTTACATTATACGGATCGGCCAGGCCGAAGATAAGATTTTCGATAGCGGTCAATTCTCCGAACGGATATATCAAAGGGATAGAGATAAAGAATACGACTACCGGAGAAAGGATATATGTTCCGAGCAGCTCGTCATTGAACGGAAAGACAGTCGAGATAGATACCCGGATGAAGACCGTGACCATCGCCGGATCGGCCGTTCCTTATTTCGGGACGTTTCCCAAGTTCGTGGTCGGATCAAATACGATACAGATCAGCTGCGGCGATATCATCGACCAGATGTTCGATCCTGGCACTTATAACAGC